CGTCACGATGAACCCAGCGAAGGTTGCTGATATCGTTACTTCCACCGTTGGCCTTCGCTTGAATGTGATCGATCTGGGCATTGTTTCTATCCAGTCTGCGACCACTTAGAGCACAGATGCCACGCTGTTTTTTCCAGAGCTGGGCGACTTCTACGGTCTTTGCAATAGCGGGCGTTCGCTTCTCGCCCGCTCCGCATAGATTACGAGCCTTGGACATAAAGAAATGCCGCTCGCCGTAAAGTTGCTTGTACTCGGCGAACGTGATGTAGTTGCGGTCCTTGTACTGCTTGTGCTGCTTCTGAATCTTGGAAGCATTCGCGGCATAATACGCCTTTCCACACGGTTTGCAACGCAGCCCGATCCCATCGGCGCGGCTGCTATCGCGAGGAAAGTCGCTCACCGGATGCTCCATCTTGCATCTACAGCAAATCCGCAATTCGCCATCACGCGGTCGTTGTAACCCTGAACGCAGATAGGTTGAGGTGACGCATTCCCGACAATTGGGAGCGCGCCCATCTCGCCGCCGCTTATCGCGGTGAAAATCGACGAGCCGAAGCGTGCGCTTGCATGTGTAGCACGTCTTAGGCTGTTGCTCATCCTCGTTCGGATCGAATGCCTTCCCTTGATTGACGGTCCATTCATCCTTGCAGGACTTGCACCAGATGTTCTTACCATCCGCGTGGCGTCTGTCATTGTGAAAATCGTCCAACGGACGACTGAGTTTGCATCTCGCACAGGTCTTCATTTGGGGCGTTATTTACCATTTTCGAGCCCCAATTCGTTAGTGTCCATAATCCTTGGTTGCAGTACCGTTTGAGGGGTCCTACCTATCCCTCAACTGCGCCTCCCTCAACTTGGCCCACGCTTTGTAATCGGACCTCGCGAAGTTCTCGTCGTTCACGTTCTGCGTGACGGTCTTCGCCGGCCGGCTCAACGCGGGCGGCGGCTTGGGTGCGCTGGTAACTTGCGGTTTCGTTGCAGCAACCGGAGGGACTGCGAGCTTCGCCGAGAGCCTCCCGATCGCCATCACCGCCCTGACCGGCGGCATCGCGGCGATCGCCTCCAGCTCTTCGGGATGCGTCGCGAGGTGGTACAGGATCTCCGCGCCCAACGGCTCGTCGAGCATCGCCTGGCGCGCCGCCAGGACGCCCGGTCCTTCGGGCGCTTTCACGCTCTTTACGACCTCGTCGTAATCGGCGTGTGCGGCACGCGCGGTGTTCTCGCTCGACGACCATGCGGTCTGAGTCGCCTCTTCCGCCGACTTTGCGGCTCGCTGCGCTTCTCGCTGATCGAGCTTCCAATCGGTGAGAGCCTCCTGATACTCCTCGAGCGTCTTGAAGTTCTCGAGCTTCGGCTTTCCGGGCGGTTCCGCGGGCTTCGGCGGTTCCGTTTGCGCGGGCTTCGGTTGAAGCACGGCAAGCTGCGCCTTCGCCATCTCGAGTTCCCGCGTCAGGCGGTCGATCTTGCGCTGGCGCGAGCTGCCGCGTCCCGGCTTTTCGGGCTCGTGTTCTTCGTCCTCGTCTTCCGGTTGCTGAGATTCTTCCGCGCCTGACTGCGGTTCGCTTTTGGCCGGCGGCGGCTCTTCGGCCGCCGCGGCCGCAGGTGGGGCCTCGTCCTTCTGCGGTAGCTCACCCGTCTCGCGCCAACGCACATACTCCCGAAAGTCTGTCGGGGCCTCAGTGGTTTGCGGCGTTGATTCGGGCGCGCCTTCCGTCGTCGAAGGACTGTCTACTTCAGTTGACATAACTCGTCACATTCCCGGGCGCAATGCCTCAGGTATCGGCGCGGGGGCAGCCGGCGGTGCTTGGGCCGCCGGCCGGCCGTTGGGCGCAGGTCTACCGTCCTGCCCCGCGGCCTCTCCCGCCGCCAGTCGCGCGATCTGCGCCTGAAGCACGGCGACCTGCTCGCGCAAAAGTGCGATGTCTCCAGCCGACGCGAGCTTGGCTTCGGTCGCGATCAAATCATTGCTATTCTTCGCCGCGGCCATTCGCTCATTGCTGGCGATTTTTTCCTGCTCGATGCGGACCTTGTACTCGTTATCGACAACGCTGGCCTGGATGATCTGCTGCGCCTGCTGCAATTGCATCTGAAGCGCCTGGATCGTCTGCTGGGCCTGCTGTGCTTGCGCGGCGAGCATCTGCATCTGCTGCTGCCCGTTCGAAGCGTCGGCGAGGCCCGGCGGCAGCGTCTTCCGCAGGCGGTCGGCGATCTTCTGCGCGCCGGGGAAGTCGGCGTTCTCGAACATGATGTCGCCGCATAACTGGATCAACTGCGGCTGCGCCTGCGCCAGTTGCGTGAGCACGTCCCACGTCTCCTGCCGGGCCGTCGAATACGACGGGCCGACCGAAAGCGTCACATCGTACTGGCCGCTCGAGAGGTCGTAATAGCGCTCCTGGTTCTGATCGTCGAGATAGCGCTTGTTCACGGTGACGATCTGCTCTTTGCGATCCTCGCCGAGAATGCGGATCTCCCGCGGCGTGTCGTAGATCCGCGGGATCAGGTCGCAGAGGATAACACCGCAATGGCGGATCGCGCGGTTCAGGTTGTCCAGAAAGTGCGCGTTCGAGAGCCCCGCCTGCGACTGCCGCTGCCGGATCGCCACGCCCGACGTCTCGTTGCCTTGCGATCCGAGCGATGCGTCGAAGATGGCGGTAGTGGCCTTGATATCGTCGGCCGCCTGCGCCGCGCCGAGGCTCAGTGCCTGGATCGGCGGCTCGAACTGGTTCCGCATTGGGGGAGGCGCCGGGCTGCCGGCGATGTCGAGAGGTTCGTACTCGAGATACGAATACGGAACCGTGTTCGCGTTGGCCCAGCGCGGATCTTTGAATGCGCCTTTCACGCCGATCCACGGGGCCTTCGTTCCGAGCAGGACGGTTTCCGCTTCCGACGAGCGGTAGAAGTTATAGAGCTTCTGCGCGTCCTTCGCATGACGGACGAGCGAGAACAGCTTCCGCTTGCCGTCGATCCACATTTCTTTGCCCAGCACCGCGAGTATCGGTATCCACTGGCCCGCCCATTCGGTGTAATCGAGGATCTCGACGCCGTTGATCGTGTAGCAGCAGATCTTCCTCTGCTGCGTGTCCCGCTCGATCGGCTTGTTGTCGGCGTCCGTCGCCACGCGCAGGCCGGGCGGCATCTCGTCGGGCACTTCGTCCGTGTACGCCGTGGTGCGCTTTCCGTCCGGCCAGTCGATCGCCGTAAGTTTGCGTGGGATGACCTCGACACACCAGTAGCGCGCGATCCGGACGCCCGACTTGCTGATCCATCCGGGCGCCGGGTTCTGGCCGCCGTCGAAGAAATTCGATTTCGAGACGACCGTGTCTCCGTATTCCTGCTCGTACTCGTCGCGCGACAACCACTGCGTCTCGAATGCCCATCGCATGTCCGACTTGTCGGCCTCCCTCGCATAGGGATCGAGATAGACCGAGAACGGGTCGGGAATCCGCTCGATGCGGATGTTCTGCTCGAACGTCTTCGGCCCGGCGTAGGTCGTGGTGACGCGGAAATAGCCGAACGACCCTGCCGCCGACTGCTCGAGCGCCGTCTCGTAGACCTCGTCCGCTTTCGACGTCTGCTCGATATGCCTGACCATTCCCTCGATGACTTCCGCGGTGTCGGGATCCGACATCGAATCCACGGGAGAGACTTTGATTCCGGCCTGGTTGAGGCGTGCCTCGTTGGCGGTTTGATTCAACGGGCCGTTCAGCTTGTTGATCGTCAGACAGGGCCGCGACGTTCCCGGCAACTGCCGGCGCTGCTTGTCGGCCGCGTCCCACTGGTCGCCGGCGCACATACGCAAATCGTCGAGCGCCTCGCGGCGGATTTCCGCCTCTGCGTCTTCGGCCAATCGGAAGCGCTCGCGGGCCGTCGCCAGGATGTCTTCGTCGCTTTGCTTCTTAGGCACTTCCTTCTGTTAAACTGTTGTGGCTGATCATCGGCGGCCTCATTGAAGCGACGAAGACATTCTGGCTACGGCGCGTGACCGATTCATTTCCGCCGATGATCAGCTTAAGCACTTAGTTCTTCCTCAACGTGATGTCAGCGGTCGCGGTTTGCGCGCCACTGCGCGCGATCACCTGCACCTGAATGTTGTTCCCTTTGATGCTCGCCGGCGCCGTATAAAGCCCGGTCGATGAGATGACGCCGATATCCGGAGGGCTGATCGACCAGGTCGTGCCGTCCAGATTGGCGCGGAATAATTGCGTCGTGCCGGTCTGCATCGTCACCGCCGTCGGCGTTACCTGCAAATTCTGCGGCGGATTCGGCTGCGTGATGATGGTGACTTCGGCTTTGTTGCTGGGAACCGACTCCTGTGTTGCCGAAGCGGTCAGGAACGCGGTCGTCCAATAGCAGAGCGTCCCGACCGGGACGTCCGGATCGGTGTAAGTGAGCGCGGTGATCGGCGTGGAGTTGAGTTTCGTCCCGGTCGTCGCCTGCGCGCACGTGGAGGTCGCGCGATAGGCGTTGTAACTAACGCCCGGCGTGGTGCTGGCCGTCCAAGTCAGGACCACGCTGCGCCCGCTGTTCGTCGGCGTCGGCGTCGGCACATGAATGTGCTTCTGACAGGCACTCAGCAGCAGCAACACAACCGCGATCACAGCAAGAGTCTTCATTCGCCCACCTCCGTGCTCACGAGTGTCGGCGGCGCTATCGGCGCCGGCGCACTGCTGTCCGGAACAATCGCGTAGCGGGGGTCCTCGTTCCACGGCGCCGCGGCGAGTTGGGCCTCCGGACTGTTCACCCAGTCCCAGACCTGCTGCCCGGCGATCGGCGTCGTGCCGTCGAACGCCGTCGTCGAAATCCCAATCCATCCCGCGGCCGTCGCCCGAAACGAGTGGGCGTACGCCTCGAGCGTGTGCGTCGTCTTGCTGAAGGCGTAATAGCCCGTGCATCGCCAGAACGTGAAGTCCCAGTGGAACGGCCCGGCGCTGTCGCATGTTCCGCCGCCCACGGACTCATGCCCCTCGAGCCAGGCGCTCTGCCATTCCGCGGCCGTCTCGATGAACCGCCCCGGCTTCGTCTCGTCGCCTGCACCGTTGCCGTCGTCCAAGGTAGTCGGCCATTCCGTCTCTGCTGCCAGCCAGCGATTCAGGCCTGGCGACATCAGCAGTTTCATCTCGCCGCGAGCCTCCGCTTTGTGGATTGCGGAGTCGTGCCCGATCTCCCTCCGCTCGGACCAGTCCTCGATGATTTGCTTGTAATGCCCCATCCAGGGCGGCATGATCGCAACAACCACGGAGAAGTCAATCGGATAGTTTGCGGGTTTGTTGGCTGCCCGCTTTGGGTACGGCATGATGATTGTGTTGTCGTTCGTCCACAAGGGCGTTGCGGGAGGAGGGTTGTTCTGAAACGGCCCCACGTACTTCCTGCCCCAACACCACATGTCCGTGATCGCGGTGCTTGAGGCGCTCCAGCCCGTGCAGGCAGGGTCGGACGGCGGATAGTTCCCGTCCGTAATGTTGTAGATGCCCTCGCCCACTCGCGCGTCGTACTCGAGATGCTTGTTCAGGAACTCGTACGTCGGATCGTTCGGGTCGAGCACCGTAAGCGCATTCCCGGCCGTCCTGTGGGTCCAGGCGTAACCGCGCGGCTGATAGGAGCCGTAGATGTGGGAGATCGCCCACCAGCCGTGATGCTGATAGGCAAGCGTTCCGGCGGTGTCCGCATCCCGCACGTAAAGCGCGAAGGCGATCAGCTCCGAGTAGTAGTAATAATCGCCGTCCGAGAGGAAGTAACTCGCGTACCAGAGGTCCGGGTGATGCGACCCGTCGAGGGTCCAGCCGTTGACGCTGCCCGTGGGCGAGAAGTAGATCGGGGTGACCTTGTCTTCCGCCTTCACGCCCGAAGTGAAGTCCCAGCTCACGCCGTATTTCCCGGCCAGAAACGTCGGCCGCGCTTCCGGCGACGGGTAGCGCCCGAAGGCCTGCGCTGTTGCGTTGGATGCCGTGCAGGAGAACGAACAGTACAGAGCGCCTCCCGCGCGCGTGTCGAGCATGTGGAACGGCAGGTTCATCGAGCAGTCGGACTCGCCGAGCGCGACCGGGCGCATCGCCTGCGGGGCAAACAGCGCCAGCACGTGGACGTGCGTCGTCGGGCCGATGTCCCACCTGCCGCCGGTTCCCGTGAAGGCCTGCGTGATGTCGCCGTGGCTGGTCGAATCCAGGCAGTGGTCGGACTTCGCCCAGCGGTCGTTCCAGTAGCTTGTGGCGGCGCTCGAGATGTTCCCGGCGAGCGCCGGATCCCAGTGCGGGAATAGCCCGGTCGTCACCTTGTAGGGCATCGCGTAGTCGGTGGTGTCCACAGCCGGCGGCGCCGTTCCGTCCCATGCGACCTTTCGAAATGTGGTCGTCGGGTAGAAGGTCATGCCGGCGCGCGAGTAGACGGTGTTCGCCAGGCCTGCGCCGTTCGTCACGGCATAGTCGAACGAGAGCGTCTCGAGGCGCGAACTCATGTCGCCGAGGACCGTGACGACTTCGCGCACGCCATTCGGCCATGACGGATATGCCCGGATCTCGAACCGCGGCCGCACCGGCTTGTTATTCCCGCGGCCCTCATCGAAGCCCATCGTGTACCGAAAGAAGTTCGTCTGGTCGTCGAGCGGTCCCTGGAGGATCATCTCCGTGACGACTGGGCCGCGCAACCAATACGTGCAGTTCGAGTGCGGATCTCCGCACTGCCGGCCGTCGGTCACGTCGTCCTGGAGCATCATCCGGGCGCTCGCCGAAGCAGTCGAGCCGTTGAATGAGAGCTTCGCCGCGGCGTCCCAGGAACGCTCGAGCACCTGCTGCGACGTCATGCCGCTGCCGGCGCTCGCCGCGTTCGCATCGTCGATCCAGTCGATCGATCTGGACTCGTTCGCGGCCAGCGATATCGGAAAGCTGATGATCGCGACCTTCACCGATCCGTCGCTCCAGCGCCTCACCTGATCGGTCTGCCATGTGGCGAACCCGGCGGGCCGCGGGTAGTGCGGGATGTCGCCTTTCCTGAATCCCCAAACCAATGTCTTCACGCTCGTGACCGGGCTGCTCGCGGGATTCGCGATGGTCACCGACGAGGAGGCCGCGGAGGCCTCGCCGCAGATGTAGAGGACCAGCAGCAGGAGTTTCACGTTTTGCGGCGCATCATGTCGCCCAAGTTATTCGCGATCGGCTTTACCGGCTTCTTCGGCTTCGGGATCGCCGCGCCCGCCTTGCGCGCGGTGTTCAGCGCGATCGCGACGGCTTGAGCCTTCGGCTTTCCCGCGGCAATTTCCGTGCGTATGTTCTGACTAACGGCCTTCGGCGACTTACCTTTGATCAGCGGCATCTTTCACCCCATCCATGACCCCGGCCCTTCCGCAAAGCGATCGCGTTCCGGCTCCTGCACAACCGGCGGCACGTGCGCCGCGAACGTCAACGCCAGCGCATCTCCCGAATCCGGCGACGCCACTCCGCGCTTCTGCATGTCTTCTTTCGACTCGAGCACCAACTGATCGCGCCGGTTCAGGTGTGAGCCCGGCGCGGTGAGGTCCGTCTCGAGCACAACGTCGTCGGCCGGGATCGCGCCGCGGTCGAGCCACTCTTTGAGCCTGTGCCACATGTACGCGCGCATGTTCGCCTGGTGGCGGTCGGGCGACGGGCCGCCGAAGTTCACCTCGATGACGTTGTCATGCCCCATCGTCTTCAGGCGCTCGACATATGGCGCGCCGAATGCGCTATCGACGAAAAGCATCGAAACGCGCCGGCCCGGCCGGCGATCGCCGAGCACTTCCGCGAGCTTTGCGAGAATGCCGCTACGCTCCTGCGAGTGCTCTCCCGGGATGCGGATCGGCGGGATGCTGCGAGCGTCGTTGCCGCGCCGGAACCAGACGACGTTCCAGGCCTGTCCGCCGCCGCTTACGTCGAAGCCCGCGACTAACGGATCGTCCGCGAAGGTCTGGACGGCCCGCTTTTTCGCGGCATCGACACGATCCTGGTCAATGAATTGGAGATCGCCTGCGCGAGGAGCAATGCCGCGAACGCGCACTCTGACATAGTCGTGATCTTCGCCATAATCAGCGATCCACTGCTCGATCAAAGTTTTGTTAGTAAATTTGGAGCTGCGGGAATCGATGCAACGGACATTCCACCTGTCACGCAGTTTTCCAAAACAGACCTCATAAAAACGTCCGGATTTCCTCGCGGGCTGGCCCCATGCGAACATCATCGGCTCGCCGTCCGTCAAGCCGCCCTGCGCGACATCCCAGATGGCGTCGTCAATGTGGCTGGCCTCGTCGAACATATACCAACTGGTCGAGGTTCTGGCATGTTGTCCCGCGAAAGCCTGCGCGTTTTCCGCTTTGCACGTTTGGCTAACGATCTTCCATGACTCCGGATCGAGGCGGTGATAGATGCCTTTCGACCGGATATGAAACCAGTGGCTGGTGATGCAGAGCCGCGTCCAGCGCTGGATCGCAGCCCACGTTCGAGACTCCAACTGCGGGTATGTGTTCGCCGTGACCGTTCCGATCGAATGCGGTCGTGTGCTCAAGATCCAGTCCGCGATCCACGCACCCATCACCGACTTTCCGGTCCCGTGACCGCTCGAGGCGGCCATCTGAATCGGCATCACGGGATGGTTGCCGTCGAAACGGCGCTTTCGTACCTCTTTGCCAAGGTCGCGCAGAAACGCTTCCTGCACTGCGTCAGGCCCGTCGTCGTGTTCGAGTTCGGTGTCCTTCTGGCCCCACGGATACGAGAGCATCACAAAGCCGAAGGGATCGTCGTATAACTGCGAAACCTGATCCGCAAGTTCCAGATCGATCGCTTGCGCTAGCGGCATGACTGCGTGTTATCGTGTTCGTTGCTATCGATCGGTCGCGGCCTCATTGAAGCTACGACGTGTGCTTCGGCAAGTTCAGCGATCGCTGTATATTCCGCAATCGGTCGATAGCGCCTCATCCCGCCTCTTCCTTCGTCTGCATCTGCAAAAGCCGCTGCCGCCCCGCCTGCAACCGCTCGACCAGGTCGATCGATCCGGTAACTTCTGCGACCACTTTGTCGCGATAGAGCGCTGGCCGGAAGCGCTTGAGTAATGCCAACAGCAGCGTGTCCGAGTACTCGACCTCGAACACCTGGCGCCCGCGGCGGCCGCCTGTCTTGACCGGCTTGCCGCGGTAGTACATCGGACGCCGAATGCCCTCGTACGCGCGCCGCACGGCCTCGTCCTCGAGCGTCTGCGCCGCCTGATCCTGCACGGCCTCGAACGCGCGCCGGTAGGGCTCGTCGAACTCGATCCAGTCGTAATGCCGTGCGCGCTCGATCTTCACCGCCTTGGCGGCCGCGCTGAGATTCGCGGACAATGCGAACGCCGCGATGAAAGCCTTCTGCTGATCGTGCGTCGAACGGTTGCGCGGCGGCCGCTTGCGCGGTTCACGCTTCCGCGGCATCTAAATGACCTCTTTGCTCCAGTGAAGCTTTCGAAAGGTCCATACGCCGGGCGGGTTGTCGTCCGTCTCGTGCCGGTGCGTGTCAGGATGGCAGCGCGGCGGCCGCGCGGCCCGCAAAAACTCATCGGAACCGAAAGTCACGATCAGAGCGCGGACTCGTTTCCTCGATCCGACGGGGATCGCGCGGCCGTCCTCGAGGAGGGCCTTCGCCCGCTCCGGAGTCACCAGCTGCAACATGTTTCCCGAGGGACTGAGAACGGGGAGTTGATACCGTTGACGCGCACTCCAAGCCATAAAGCACACGCAGTGTAAAAGCGATTTAAAGGTGGGAGACTTAATCTTTTTCGTCGCAGCCTTTGCGACGGGCCACTCCCATAGGGCCTATATCTTTTGTACAAAGAGCATCCGGCGCCCCCGGAATATCTCTTTGTTTCCTGCATTATAATCTGATCGTTTGAAAAATGACAGTGACAGAATTGTGTAGGCTTCTCGATCCCGCGACTAACGGCGAGCGCCAGGTCGTCGAGATCGAGTGCGATCAGGACGCCTGAGGGCCGAAAATTTTGACCGGAACGACCATTCCGCTGGGGTCCGTGCCGAAGCGGAAGAATCGCTGGCTGTGGTCCGGCTCGTCGAGGAATTCGATCTCGATCATGTGCAGTTCGTGCGACTGCATCCGCTTCACGTGCGCCGTTGCCAAGGTGTGCAGGTAGGACTCGAGAGCTTCGAGGGGGACGTTTACGCGGTCTTCAAAG